CGTTTGGCCAACTCATCAAAAAACATTTCCTTGGTTCGTTTCAAGGAATAAAAGTTTACATATTTGCGTCTATCAAAAGTATCACCAAGAATAAGAACGGTATTGATATCATTCCAATCAAGGGTAGTGAAAAAAGTATCTCGATAAAAACGTTCATAGTAATCTAGAAAGTGTATGGAATCATTTCTGGCACCGAAATGTGTATCGGTTATAATAGCTACTCTAGTTCCTGTCTGGTTTTTTGTGGTCAACGGGGTCATAATATTTAATTTCTAATACCGAATCAATTGGTTGTTTGTTGGCAAATAGTGTTGCTTCATGTAGTGATTCAAAGGCTTTAAATCTGAGCGATCCACCACTTAAATAATAAGATATTTTGTACATTATATCATTCTCCTAAGAACTTTTCAATCCCTTTTGGTTTCTTTGCCACTTTTTTATTCTCTTTTGCCACTTCATAGTTCTCAATAAACTCTGATATATTGTCATATAGTTCAAATTGTCTTGTGGTACCATCTTCGAGTTCCATCATTTCCATTTCATCCAAGATACCCATTTGTTCTGTGGCCTTGTATTTTACATAGGTCTGTTTCTTTTCTTTTTGTATCCTACGGAGGAAGGCATAGTAGATAATCTGTGTGAAATAGGCAAATGGATTCTTAGACTTGGTTGGATCAAAGTTATTAAAGTACATTAAACAGTTTTCAATACCATCTGCCATCATTTCATCACGATAGGTATAGTTAATGAAGTTAGGTTTATGTGATAGTCCTTCGGCAATCTTCATGAAACACTCTCCAATGTAATTTGGAATAGCTGGAGGTGGAAGTTTATTCTTCTTTGCCTCTTTTGCTTTTGCCTGATACTCAATCAAAGCCTGTAGAAAGTCTCCGTTATTGACGTATTGTTTTGGTTTCTTTGGTGCTTTAATTGTAGGTGTATTCATGTTTGCCATAGTTAAGTGTTGACAACCGCTTGACAAACCGTTAGTATCGAGTATGTCCTTGGTTGAAAGTAATAAAGGATTAATTAATGTAATGTATCTCCATGATTAATCATGTCTTGAAATGCTTCTATGATTTCGTCAGTATTAAATTCGTCCACAATGTTTTTTGCCGATAACAAGTCTTTAATTTTTTCCACAGTATTAATATAATATTCACAAAACTCATCTTCAGGTTCCATAATAGAAAGAACATCTTTAGTATGAATTTCAATAGAATTCTTTTTGAGAAGTTGAACAGGCAAATAATGTTTCATGACCAAACCACCTTGATTACCACGAAAATCAATACCAAACTCCATTGGTTCTTCTAAAATATAATGGTCGTTACTCAAAGAAACATTGGCAATCAAATCTGTACCATTCTGTAGCTTGATTATTTGTGTTTTTTGTTCAAGCATTTTTTAGTCCTATATCCAAATGGGTTTTCATAAAATCTATAATTTTATTAAATTCTTCAATTGTGCCATTATTTTTTAATCTATTTGCTTTAAAACAAATTACTTGTATATTTCCTTTTATGTATCCTTTTCCACTATTGATTCTATCAAGTGTAGGAACGTTATTTTTATTTTCAAAATTTAAAGGAATGCCAAAAATAGGACAAACTTTAGGTATAACAATATCTTCTTTAGTTATGTTAAATTCTAAATTTTTTAATTTAGCTCTATTTTTGGCATGATGAAACAACTCCAATTCAACGTTTTCTCTATATTTTTTTCTTCTATTCTCGGTAGTGTAGTTTTTTTTGGAATATTGTTTGTGATATTCTTTGATGTGTTCTTTATTATTTTCTTTGTAGTTTTTATCTATTTGTTTTTTACATTCCAAACAAGCACCAACAACCAATCTTGGTGATATGTGTCCATGTTTACAAGGTTTACCTGTAAAATACACCTTTTCTCCGTCTATTATGGCCTGTTTTCTTGATTTTATTTTCATATTGTATTCTCCTTCTATATATTTATAACTTTAGACTTTTCTAGAAAGTCCAATTTTATATATTTTATAAGGAAACTTTTCTTCATTGTAGATACGAGTTCTTTCGATAAAGTGTTTTAAGGTATAATTCATGTGTTTGCCGACTCTAAGGTCGTCTGCGATGTCATAGAGAGTTGCAAGTTCTTTTCCTTCACTCTGTCGTAGGCCTCGTCCAATACTTTGCAAAGTTCGGATGCTCGATTTAGTTGGCATTGCAAAAATAATGTTATGCAAATTCCTGATATTAATACCAGTACTAAAAGTGCCAAAAGAAGCCACAACAATAGCGTCATTTTCAATCTCCATAATTCGTCTAATTTCTTCACGGTCTGAAGCATCTACTCCACCGTGTACAAAGAACACTTTTCTATCACCCAACAACTTCGTGTCTCTAATCATATCATACAGTATTTTGCCATGTTTGTCAACCATTTGATATAGAACAAGTGTATTTTTGCCTAGGCTAACCGCAAGATTCTTAATGAATTTATTCCTTGAACCATTTGAAATTAAGTAACCAATTTCTTCAGCATAAGGTTTACCTTTCATTTCTTTGGATATTTCATCATCATGTTTTAATACAAGACATTTAATTTCAAAGTTGGAAACTTCACCTTTGTCTATTAGTTCTTTGGTTGAGATTACTTTTTTAACAGTACCAAACAAACCTTCTAATACGAGCTTATGAGTTTTAGTTCCGTCAAGAGTACCAGTAAGACCAATACGGTATTTGGCATTGACACAGTTTGTTAAAATGGAAGTAAGTGATTGTGCTTTGAAATTATGTGCCTCGTCTCCGATTACATAATCAAATTGTTTGAAGTATTCTGGTGGCATCTTGTAAAGAGATTGCCATGTGGAAATAGTTAAAGGTTTGTCTGTATCTTTTTCTTTGCCTTGGTAAATACGGTGTACATGTTCTTCCATAGTACCATCGTTATAGTCACCAAAGTCGGAGAATAATTGCTCAACGAGAGAAGTTGTAGGAACAATTACAAGACCTTTTAAATTTTGATATTGCCAGAGTTGTCTAAACAACATGTAGATAATGAGAGATTTTCCGCTAGCGGTTGGAGATAAGAGTAACGCTCTTCTGTTTTGCATTGCGTGAATAAAGGCAGCAATTTGGTGTTCTCTAACTTCGATTGGTTCTCCACGAGCATGTGGATTAATTTGTGTGATAAATTTCTTTGCATGATATTCTGAATATTCGTCTTGTATACCGGTTACAGAATCGTAACCTATTGTGTAACCCCTTGACCCAGCAAACTGTTCAATGTAATCTAATAAACCGGTGTATATCTGATTACTTCTTAAATCAAACAAACGAATTTTTCCATCCCAAATTCTGTTCTTAAATGCTGGAACAAACTGGTAACCAGGTACAAAGAATGTGAAGAACTCGGATAATTCCTGAGCCACATGTTTTTCACATTTAACTTTTAAATATACCTCATTAACCTTTGAGATTTCAATATCGTTATTGTCCACCGATGAATTTTTCCCATGATATAAAGTCCCTTAGTTGCCAGGTTCTTTGTTTAAGTTCACTCATAATAGATTCGATTACCGATACCGCTTCTTCGTGGTAAACTTTCTTTTCTAATAATTTAATCAAATGAGTGTCCGCTTCAAGATAAGCATTTACATCCGTTTTCAATACAAACTGGAAAGGTTCCCATCCGTATTGTTCCAGTTCTTCTTTGTCCATTCTACCAGCATAATAGTCCAAACGAATCTTACGCATACGAAGATAGTCAAAGTGTGCCTTCTTAGAGGCAATCTTATGTTTGGTTAATATTGAGAGGTACTTGTTGTGTAGTTTAGGAATCTTCAACAGTTCTTTACCAGGTTCAGTCTGGTCTATATCTGCGTCTGCTTCCCAATACTTTAAGATTTGTTCTAAATTTTCCATAATATTTTCAATTTATTCAATATATTAACATGGTTTTTTGCACATTAACACTTTGCGTGTTATTATGTAATTACTATGTTAATAATTTAATTTTCAGTGTTTTATAAGAATGACAATTGGCACATAGTGTTTGTAGGTTGTTTCTTTTATTGTTTTTTCTATTACTGTCTATATGATCCACTTCTAACATTTCCGGTAATAATGGTGAAGCGTTACATATAAAACCTAATCTACCATCAACATTTTCACAAATGTCTTTTTGATACCTTTTATACCTGTCTGCTCGATGTAAACTACACCATTTAAAGTAAGTATTTTTTCCATTTTTACTTGATTGTTTGGCTCTGTCATTTAAACAACCATTCCAACAACATTTCATACAGCCTCCATTGATATACTATATTAACATATTTATATGTTAATTGTCAAGCCTATCTTAAGATGATACATCCACAAAATTAAAGAAATCAAATTTGAATGTGACATCAGCGGTAATAATATCATCTGCCGATTGACTAGAATCAAAGGTAACATCGGATAATGAAGTTGGAAACATATTCTTAAATTCCACTCTAAGAATAGGATTGTTTAATGCCGAAAGAACTGTTAAAGTACCATCTGAATAATAGGACGGTTTCAATCCTTTTTGTGGTGCCAATGATTGTAATCTTTTACGTTCAGCAAAACTTTCTGGTGAAGCAATCTCACGAAACCATTGGTGTAATTCTTGCCAGTTATTCATTTGTTCATCCACCAAGAAATGGATGTTAAATGGGTTGTATGTCATTTTATTGCCTGGTGCTGATATGTCCAATGTAGGAGTATTCAATGGTGCCTGTCCTAGACTGACTCCTGGTATATTGGCGGCTTGGCAGAAAAAGGTCGTATTAGGTAACCGAGTAAAAGTTAATAGAAACTTTGTCGGTTGTAATAGATTGGTGTTCTGTGGGGTTCTAGTAAGTGCTGTCATACTAGTATTTATATGACCAAAAAAAAGACCATCCGAAGATGGTCTTTCAAATATTACTCTACGGTAACTTAATAAGTCCTCACCCGAAGGTGAGGTACTTTCGTTTATTACATCAAGTTTTTAACTTGGAAAATACGGTAGTAAACGTTGCTACGTGGAGTGATTTGGCTAGTTGCTGCACCATTGCTCAAGATACCTTTAGCGAATGGGTTAGGAACCATACCGTAACGAGTTTTGAAACCAATCTTAGGTTGGAATGTGAACTGGTCTACAGCACGAACCATTTGGAGCGGAACGTATGGGCAATAGAACAAACCAGCATCGTATGGGCTAGAACCTTTGTAACCGATTGTAACCAACTCTTGATTTGATGTGTAACCACCAAAGTATGGGTCGATATAAACCTTGATACGGCCATGTAACAAACCAGCAAATGTATTGCCTGTGTCATCTACTTGCAAGTCAGCTTGGAGAGCAGGTGTGTAAGAAAGAACACCAGCCATTGCCATTGCTGAAGCAACGTCAGAAGAAACGATCAATACGTTACCTTTACCCCTACGAGTCTGCTTGGCAATAACGTTAGCGTCACGTTCGATTTGGAAAATCAAACCTTTGAAACGCTCAACTGACCAACGACCGTTAGAGTCTGTATCTAAGTCAAATGTACCAGCATTTGTTGTGCCATATTGAGCACCTGGAACAGCGGACAAGTAGATAGTACGGATAACTTCACGGTTGATTTCAGAGAGGATCTCTGTTGACAGAATGTTAGACAATTCTGTTTCAGCGTCAAGACCATGAATTGCTTTCAAGTCTTGTGCCAATTCAAGTGAGTACTCAGCCTTCAAAGCACGTGATTGAGCAGTTACAGTAACTTTCTCAATTGTGAACGCCATTTGTTGGAATGGGTTAGAATCAGTTGTACCTAATTGTTCAGCAGTAGCTGTTGGGATACCAATACCAGTTGTGAATGCGTTAGCAGTCAATGAAGCAACAGGGTTAGTGATTGTATCTGTTGTACCTGTACCTTGGAAACCGTATGGGTTAGAAGCAGAAGTAGTACCAGAGAAATCTGTGTTAGCTTCGTTGAAGAATGCTTCAACACCACTTGATTGATTTTGATACAATGCACGCATTGCGAAAATCAAACCAGTAGGACCAGTCATTGGTTGTACACCAGCAACGTCATAAGCGATCAAGTTTGGCAATGAACGGCGTACCAAAGAGATCAAGATTGGGTCAAAGTTAGAAACACCACCACCAACGTTAGTTGGACCAGCAGAGTAAGTTGTCTCATTCAACTGAGCAGCATCTTGATTCATCGCTTGTTGTTGATTTTCCAAAACAAGAGCTGTAACAGCTTTCTTGTATGGGTCTTTAATGGAATCTAATTCTGGATGTTCCAGAACTGGAGCCCATTTCTTTTGTAGTTCTTCGGTCATATACATGTTAATTTTTCCTTATTGTTGTATATTTTACTTGAGTGTTTTAGAAATAGTTTTGGAATATGCTTCCATAAGTGGATCGGCAGACGTAGCTACTGTCTTGTCATCTTCCACTAATACTTCGTCTAATGCTGAACTGTCGGCAACTTTAATATCTGCTTTGAAATATGATTCTTTCAAAGTATCAATTTTACTAACAAATTCGTCCTCAGTAGTGAATTCTACGTTCTCTGCGAGCGATTTTAACTTCTCTACTTGGGTTTGAGTCAGGCCTTCACACGCTGTGTAGATAGCCTCAATTTTTTTCTGTTCATTTAAAGATTTAGTAAGTTCAATACCACGAGCAATTTCTTCGTTCAAGGCAGACTCTAAATCTTCAATTCTAGTAGACAAACCTTCAACAACATCTACCTTTTCGGCAGGAATGTCAATGTAGTGTTCTACAAATAGGTTACGTAAACCATCGATAAATTCTTCTGTGATTTCGGCACGGAGACCAGATTCGATAGCGATTTCGTTATCTTTAACCCATTCTTCTACCATATAGTTAAGGTAATCATCAACCTTGGCAGCCAAATCTTCTTTGATTTCTTCAACGGCAGCTTCGAATTGTTCAAACAATTCTGCTTCAGCAAGAGCAACAACTTCTTCAGCACGAGCAATAACGGCAGCTTCAAAAATTGTAGCAGCTTTAGTTACGAATTCTTCAGAAAGGTTTTCGCCTTCTAAAAGAGCATCCATATCTTCTTTGATCTTTGCTTTGTTAATCATTTTCTTGATAAGTTTTTTATCTTCAGCTGCATCTTCGTGTTCTTCTTCAGATACCAAATTGCCTTCAAGTTCTGTTTCTTCTTCATGGTATGATTGGAATGTAGCACCTGGGTTCATAGACATAGTTTGCTTTGGTTTTTTACCAGCAATACGGTCACGAATAGCGTCCATATGTGTAGCAGGTTCTTGGTGAGCAACTTTAAGATCAGCACGACCCATAGTTTCTTGTGGTTGACCTTTGAGTGTACGAATACCTACACCGTCTTTTTCGGAACCAACTGGAGGAGTAGCACCTGGAGGAGTTGCTGATGGTGTGCCTTTTGTGTAATCTGGCAATGCATCTGTTTCTTCTTCTGGTGAGTGACCAATGTCACCTACGTCTTGTTGACCTGTAACGGTAGATGTTGGCAAACGATCTTCACCAACTTCACCTTTTGGATGATGATCTTCGCCACGCTTTGCTTTTTTAGAAGCAATGTTTGCGTCAAACGTTTCTTTTGAACCTTCAGCCAAGATTGCTTTAGCGGCTTCGGACAGATTAAATTTTCCCATT